CCAAAGCTGGAAGCAATCTGACTGATTGACATCCGCCGGATCTGTTCAAATTGGGCATCGGCTAAAGATAGATTCAATGTGCTGACATTGTACCCGGCCGGCACCGTGAAAATGCGGCCATTGTTTGAATAAAGCCGGTCGAATTTCGCCTGGATATTTTTTAGATCCAGTTCTTTTCGTGTGTCCGATGTCAATTGAACAACGGCCTTATTTGTTAACCCGTTATTATACAGATCATTTAAGTATTTCTGACTCTTAATACCGGTGTCAATGGTGCTGGACATCATGACCCGGTTCGCCTTACTGTTTATGCCGTTACTCGAAAACGATTTTAAATGAATAATCTCATCATAGAAGCAGCATTCAATGTTTGAATTCCCTGTTTGGGTATACTCCACCAGGATCCGGTTCTTCAACTTTGAACTGATTAATCCTGCATCGTCAATAATCAGCCTATGCAATTCAATTGGCCATAGGTTTAAAACATTTCCTTTGGTGTCTTTGCTTTCCAAAAATCGATTGCGGTCATATATGGGTTTGGTCGCAGGACCAGCTTTTCATAAAGACTCTCATTTTTTAATCGCAGATTTCCGGTTTCGGTTTCCAGGACTAAATAGCACGGGATCTTTGCAATGGATTCACTCATAATTTTAATACAGGTGAAATAGGTTGCTTCCTTTAAAGCGCTGTCACTGACATAGCCCTCCGCATCAATCCCAAAAGCTTTAAGCATGGCCAATTCGATATCTGAATAGCTTGTTACCGTTGTCGTTTCTTCTCTTTTTTCAAAGAATTTACTGATCACATTTAGTCACCCCCTCCCTTCCTTACGATGCTGATTCCATACAGCAACAAAAAAACACCCAGCAGATAGCAACCTGCATAGGTATTAATGACAAACGTGGTACCAATAAATATGATACAAGCCAAAATCACAAGTATTTCTGCAATAATATATTTTTTTAACGTCATCACATCCTTTCCAATTGTTCCAATGCTCCAACCATGTCATAATGACTGATCTTATTTGCATCAATCGCCAAACATAAACCCATGAGCATACCAATGATGCCATCTATTTTAAACCGGCTCTTACGCTTTGAATATTTCACATTCATGGCATCATCAAAAACAGCCACACAGTTTTTGGCCATGGTTCGGAAGCAATCATTCTCAACAATGATAATCCGTTCATCAATGAGCAGACATTCAAAATCATTAATGATCGGTGTCATGGTCTGCATGCCCTGGCCCATAGGGATAATGTCCCATTTTTCTTCCAAGCGATTTAAGATCGTTGGGGATCCCCAGCGGTCAAACCCGGACTCCTTAAATTCGAAATCTTCTTCGATCGTATAAATATAATCCAGAAGTAATTCAAAATTGATGTATTTTCCTGATAATCCAATAAGTTCTCCATCTTTAATCCACTTTGAATAAGGGTTTTTATCCTCTTCTTCCCGTTTTATCACCGTATCTTTCGGCGTAAACAGGTGTGGCCAGATGATAAACTTATCCATTAGCTCATCATAAAACACCTGAACAAATGCTGTAATATCTTTTGATGATGATAAATCCAATCCATTCCAGCATGGCAGTCCTTTTAATGCGTCGTAGGATATATCTTTTGTACACAGATCCCAGAGATCCATGTTAATGGCTCCCTTTTCGCCATCCAACACGACATGCTGATTTAAGAACATCCTCCGGAACATATTTTCCTGCAATGGCATCTGCTTTGCTTTTCTGGCCATCACTTCAATATCTTTTCGGCTCCTGAAAATATCAATCCCTGGGTTTGCCTTTTCCCATTGCTGCTGATCCTCTAAGTCACAGCCCTTATCAGCTTCATAAATCTTATAATAAAAGGTTGGATCATCATCATTCTCAAGCTCAATCTTTTTACACCGGGAATAAAGCTGCTGTTCAAGGTTTGCTTCATCCTCTCCGGAGCTGGCTGTTGTGATGGTGATCAGCAACGGATCGTCCCAGGCCCCCTGACCGGTTCCCAGCTTCCCATACATCCGGTCATTTTTACTCTCATGTATTTCATCCAGGCATGCCACATAATCAGAATAGGAATCTGCTCCGGTCGCATCACTGGAAAGCACCATTAACTTATTCCGGTTATCTTTCCGGATCACCAGTCTTTTTGATTCGACAAATCGACAGTATTTTTTTAATGTTCGATTCGTCTTAATGAAATAGCAAACCGTGTCAAAAAGTTCTCCGGCCTGTTTAACATCATTGGCTGTTAATATAAAAATAGCCCCCCTAATTTTAGGTTGGCAAAAGAATAAATAAGTAATGATGATGGCAATGATAAACGACTTCCCGTTTTTTCTGGCCATGTTTATATGAACTTCACGGTGTTTTCTTCTGTTGTTTTCCCGGTCTTTTACACAGAGAATTTCTGTGATGATCTCAAATTGAAACCCAATTATTTCAAATCGTGATGTGATCCCTTTGTCATTTTTCAGTTTACCGATGAATCGCCAGATTTTCTCCGCTTCATCCTCGTCAAAGTAATAATCGTCATTGTTCCATTTCAGTTTGAGCTCTTTTATTTTTTCGATAACCCATTTCTTAAGTGCCATCGCTAATCATTTCTTCGAGCTCTTCATCAAACTCTTCTGTTTTTTCATAAATTTTATGACGATTCATACGGGATCTTGAAGCAGGTGTCAGGCCTAATTCTTTAGCGGTGGCCAAAAGCCGTTCCTGGGCTTTGTTCCCGATCGCTACTTCCGGACGTTGCTGAATGTAGCCGTTTGGTGTTTCAAATGTCAGGCCTTTAGAATCTAAGATTTCCTCACACTTAAGCCATTTCGCATAATTCACGCAATAGGTTTCCAGGGTCTTAAAATCTTTTTCTTCGAGCTCTTTTTCTTCTTCAATTATTAATTTTAAAACTCTGCGCCATTCTTTTTTGGCCTGATCGTTCATCCAACTTGGAGCAGTTTTCTTCACGCAGACCCCCCCCTACCCTAAAATTTTACATTTTCGTTCCTCCCGAGTTTGTATACGCGACCGTCAGAGGGTTTCAAAAGTTTTTTGTACCCCCACCCTGAAGTCCATGAAAAATTTAATTTTCATTTCAAATAAAATGTCCTGCATTTGTTTTTTATTGCCCTTGCCATATTCATTGTGAATATATTGATGGCTCTTTTCTGTTAAAGGAATAAGATTGTTTGAATCATATCTTTTTGACCAGTCTTCTTTGATTGGCACGATATGGTGCACCGTAGTAGCTTCAACGATCATACCGGTCGTATAGT